GTGCCCATTTAAAACAGCAAATATCCAGAGACGTGCATATGATGTCCAGCAACTCTATTACCATCAGAAGGAACTGATAGAGTTAAGACACCATGCGCCAACGACGCAGCGGAGACACTAAACGAATTAGAGCCATCTGTGCAACTCAGGCTAGCCACGTCGACTGGCTCATAATCAAACCGAGAACTAAGCACCATTCCAGATGTATACAAATCAGGAGCGTATCCAACAGGACCGCGAACGAGGTCGATGGTCATTGATTCACTGGTTGCATCATCAATGAACATAAATTGAAACGAAATGGCTGCGTTGATGGCCATTGTTTACCTCTCTTCATGTCCACAAAGAGTAATAGTCGGAACGCCACTGGTAAATGCGGTCTGCTGATTGCGAACAAACACCCATGATGTCGTAATATTCACGACGGTCTTGGTAGACCCAGACGATCCCTCGCCCTGCCAATTCGTGCCATCGATGGAGCCGAAAATCTGATTAGTCGAACTAAATGTGCCGTCAATCTGCACGCTCTTATCTCGAAGCGACGCGCATTCGACCGCTGCGCCGATGCCAGTCGTGTTTGCCGCGGGCGCGATAGAGCCGTCACCGGCTAATCCACTATCAACGAATGTCTGCACGCCAGCGGCAACGGTGCCAATCAAGCCAGTCGTATTTGGAGTCCCGCCGGCAGCGGTGCGATAAATCTTGATCGACACCGCGTTAGCCGGATCGGTCCAGGCAAGGGTATTGAAATGAGTACCATCGAGCGTAGCAGAGCCGGCCGCCGTAGACACGCCAGTGCTAGCCGCTGTGGTCCCGCCGCTGGCATCCACGCCGACGATTTTGTATGTCCAAGTCGTGGCCGATCCGCCAGTGGGGGTAACGCTGGTAAGCGTCGGATTGGTCACGAACTGTTGCACGGGCACCTTGAAGATACGAGCCATTATCCGAGCCTCGGCAAGTTACCGCCGGTACCACCATAGGGTCCAGCGTATCCAGCGAAGTGCGTCGGCAACGCACTGGAATACACATCCTGCTTGACCGGCACGCCGAGATAGCCAGCGAGACGCCCGACGTTGCGGCGGCCTTCGCTGCGCAGGATGGCAATCTCTTGCGACTCCATAAGCTCAATCTCGCCGACGAGCGCTTTTGCCTTGATGCGCGAATACGCATCCAAGATCGCCGCATCGATGTTCGCCAGAGCCGCCAGCATAGCGATAACCGTCGCCTGCACGGTCGCATCCTGATCGACCGCGTTTAGCGCCAGTTCCAGTTGGCTATCGGTTTGGCGAAATCGAAAGGTCCATCCGACGTATTGCCGAACGGAATCCTTTTGCGCGTCGGTGAGTGCCACTAGTTACCGCTTTTCCTTGGACGGCTTGACATCATCTTTACCGCCGCCGAGCGCATCGATCACGGCCTGGTGCGCCTGACGGACGAGGATTTCTGCCTGACCACGGGGCACACCCTGCGCCACGTAACTCTCGACCGTGGGCATATTAGACACCATCTGATTATGCCTATTGGAAGCCGGAGGCGCTTGCAGCCAAATCGCTTTCTCAGACGGATCGGCCGGAATCAGCTTGCAGTTCTCCCCGGTGTCGCCGCAAAGCTCCTCAACCACCGACGGACGACGAGAGCCGTTGTCCGCCCGGCGAGGGTGAGAATAGCCGTCAGGGATTTCGATGGTGCCCTTAGGCTGAACGCGAATCCCGCGGCCAATCGCGAGATACACAGGGCCGTCGCTTTGATTCAAGAACAGCATTCACTCTCCGATGTGAAAGAAACGGACCCGGCAAAGGACGATTCCCGCCGGGTCCGGTAGAATTACGAGGCGCGGAGATAGCCGGCGACGGTGCAGACGGGGGCCGACGCCGAGGTGTAATCCGACGGCGTCTGGACACGCACCCAAGCAGCCGCAGCCATCGGGCTCGTGCCAGTGGTGGTCATGTTCACAAGCCCACCGACGTCGATCGTAGTCGCGGCTCCGATCGAGTACCACACTTGCTTATCCAGGCTACCCTGGAACTGCACAGTGGCGTCGAACGTCCCGCCGGCCTGAAGGACGACCGTAGCCGGATCCATATCGCCAATGTAGACCGCCGCACCCGGGGACGAAGTCCCGGTCGCAAACGGCATATTGCGAACGATAATTTCTCTAGAAGCCATCTATGTTTCTCCTTACGCCGAGACCAGATCGCCGAGCATCGCGCAAGCGTTCGGACGACGGACCTGGAGCTGCGGGTAGATGATCAACTCAAAGGTGTAGTTATCGCCGACGATCGCCAGCGGCAAGAGGCGCGCCTGCAGCGAGGTAGTACCCGCGCCCATCTGTGTCTCAGGAGTGCCCGACAACTTGACCATGGCGGCCTTACCAACCGCGCCCGGCTGACCGGCAGCCGCCAGGTAATCAGGAAGCTGCTGAACACGCACATGATTCGTGTTCAAGAACAGCATTTGACCCGCACTGGCGTCCTTGTCCTGAACGACGGGGATGCCATCAAACTCGAGCGCCTTGAAACCACCGTCCAACTTGTAGTTACCGCCAGCGGTGCTCATCTCGGCAAGGTAGCGGCGCTGATCGCCGAACAGCATGCCGTAGCGAGCGAACTGGATCGGGTCGCACACAATCAGATCCGGAGTCTCGCCCGAGGCGACGTAGACCGAACGGATCACGTCGCGCATCAACTGGAAGCTGACCGGACGCGCGCTGCCGCCATTGGTAAGCTCGTTACCCTGGAAGAGGGTGACCGAACTCTTGTCGATGCCGGCGTAGGTGCCCGACGCCTTGAGAGCGCCGTTAGTGGCATCCACGAGGCCGGCAATGTGGTTACTCGCGCCGGTGCCAAGGTACCATTCTTGGTTCAGGTTCTTGGCGAGGCGCGTAACACTGTCCATCATCTTCTCGCCGAACAGGTCAGCGAGGGCGGCCGGGTTGCCGGTAGCGCGGGCCGCGTTCAGCGCGAGACCCGAGACACCGAACGCATCGTAATAGTTGCAAAACGACAGCGTAGCTTTGTTCAGCGCGTCATCGCTGAAGGTCGACACGGTGCCACCTTCGGAGATCATCGACGAGCCATGGGCGACCGAGCCATCGGTACCCTTGATGTCCCAGTTGATGTTCTGCGAATTGCCCTGCACGACGGGGAGGAGTTTGGTAAGAACGACGGCGCGGTTCCACTGGGCGACGAGCTGATCTTCGAACAGCGTCGCAAGCGCTGAGGTAATATCCGACAAGGCAATAGACGACATGAGGCTTTCTCCTGGTTTCTCTTGGTTGCATTGCGCCTATACGCCGCGCCAGGCGTGCAGCCTCATAGGAGACCGTTCGACTACGCAGTAAATGCGTGCCGTGAGTATTCGAAACTAGAAACTAGAAACCTATTGATTCAGCGAACGACTATCGCCCGCCAAGAACGAAACTGGTCAGCGCCTTCTGCGCTTCACGCTTTGCTTCTTCTTTGGACAGCGGCGCGCCAGTACGCGGAGCACTACCACGCACAACGGTGCCCGAACCTTCGCCGCCACCACGCGGCGGCATGAAAAGTTTGCCACTGTCCGAATTCAACCACTCGGGGATCGCTTCCTTGAGCGGCACAAGCTCGGGCTCGGTCTTGCCAAGATAGGTACGGGGCAACTCGATACAGACCTCGCCCTGCTCATTGCGCTTGATGCGCCCTTCCGCGCTCAGCAGCGCCCATGCGGCGCGAGCATGCGGACCAGACGAGCCAGCCTCGGACAACGCGGCTTGGACGCGAGTATTCGCATCATCGACGAGCCGCGCTTGACGCTCGCGCTCGATTTCCTCGCGCTCCCGCTGACGCTCTTTCTTGATGCGCGCAACTTCGTCTTTGAGCTTAAGGACTTCCTTCGACGGCTGCTCACTCTGCGTAATCGCCGGCTGCGTGGCTGGAGTAGAAGCAACGCCTTCGCCATCGTCGCCACCGTCAACCGGAGCCGCGGGAGCCTGCATGAAGCGCGCAGACAGCGTCTTCTGGAACTCCTCGAACTGCTTGGCAAGCTGCTGTTGGAGCCGACGATCGCGGGCCGTCATGGCGCCGTTGAAGTCTTCTGCGGTCATAAACTTTGGTGTAGCGGGTTCCGCGGTCGTCTCAGTAGCGGGCGGGGCGTTATTCGGAGGATTCTGCTCGTTTGCCATACTGGTTCCCTTCCCTATTCGGGAATGTGCGCCCGATTCGGTCCGCGGGCGTTTCGGATTATGCGGCTAGGTCGTCAAACTCGGCGGCGCTCATCCACTCGCGTCGCCATGGAATCCAAGAGCAGTCACACCGCGGATGAGCCGGCGGGAAGCCAGTCGTGCCACCGTCGCCCATGTCGAAGTTCTCACCCATCGGGCGAATCTGACCGTCGGCGGGTGTGCAAATCTTCTGGCAACCGTGACCTTCGGTGTCCCAGCGCTTCATATAACCGAGCCCAACGACGTCGGCATGTAGCGCCCGGTTGTAAGCGATGCCGGACTCGGTGACGATGTACAACTCGGTGCGCGATTCAATCGGAGCGAACAACGCGCTAGCTATATCTTCGTTGCTGTCCTTGCTGTCCAGTGACTCGGCGAACTCGTCGAGCGCCAAGTCAAGAACAACTGCGCCGGCCACCTTGAGCAGTCGCGAGTATGTGCCGGTCCTTGTGGTGCCTACGAAGTTAGCTTGCAACGCGGCCAGGTGCTCGGGCGACGCCTCATAACCGCGTTCGGTATGCCCCAATGGAGCCGCGTCAAACTCGCGTTCAACGATGCGAGACAGCCGCGTCAAGTGATTGCCGGCGAGTTGCGACGTCTCCCTGGATGCACTAGCAACTGATTCACGGGCAATGAGGCCCAGCGCCGCCGCGGTCATGATCGCCCACGTGCGAGCCGCGTGTGAATTGGCGTTGTTCAGCTTGCCGTCAATCGCCCAGCGCTCTAGCATCGTAACCAAGCCGTCGCGATGGGGTCGAATCTTCGCAACCGCTTGCCGCACATGGCGCCGCTTGACTCGTTTGACCTCGGCGTGACGACGAAGCAGGAAGGCGGCAAGCGCGGCGTTCTTTTTCATGGCCTGCCGTGCTTAGCTTTGGACCTTCTGGCTAGAATGCATCTCCATCGCAGCCGCAAATCCGTGCTTGTCGACGGTCGCGATGTACGCACGCACCGGCTTATTCAGTTGCTTGTAGGCCAGCGCACGATGATGCCCGTCAGCCACGCGATACTTGCCGCCATCGGGACCCTTGACCAGGATCGCCGGCTTCTTGAACCCGTCGCTGATCTTCTTGGCGAACTTATTGACTTTCGCCTCATGTTTCGACGCTGCCCACGCGTCTTGACCCGAGAAGTCGATTTCTTCAAGCGGCACATCGGTCGGGCCTTCCCAATCGACCTCATGCACCCACTCGATCGCTTTGGGCTCGAAGTCATCGGCGAGTTGCTGGTACACGGCGTCAACGGCTTCTGTGCCTTCGGCGCCGTCGTCCATGTCCCCAGCGTCGCCGGACTTGCCCCCCATTAGGCTTGCGCCTTCGCGGTTCATGGCCGCGTCGGCTTCGGCGTCGATCTTCGCGTGCTCGGCTCCCACATCCTTCACGCCGAACATATTCGCGAGGTGTTGCGTCGCGGTCTGCTTGGAGATGATACCCGCTTGATGCGCCGTCGCGGTTGCCTGCACGATGCCGCGTTGTTCGTCGGGACTCTTGGCCGCTGCGGTTGACGCGAGCGTGTCTTGGATTTCCTCGTAAACCCTGTCGCGCTGCTCGTCGGTCAGCCCTGGTGTCAGCTTGATCGCCAGGTTGTGCCGATGGATCGTCTGCCAAGTCGGCGACGGAATGTTCACATTTTCGAGTTGCACGGCCTCAGTGATAACGTCCATCGGGCTCTGCTCGTCGTAGCTTTCAAGCCCGGAGACCGACCACACCTTATCGCGTTCGTTGCGACCTGCCGCGATCGTCTGGTAAATCGCAACGGTAATCTCGCGAAACAGGCGACCAAGCTCGCGCGACACAATCGCGCCCGCCGCCCGGTCCATCTTCTTCGATTCGCCCGACCGCTTGAGCGCAGCTCCCGAGTTGTCGACCGATTGCGCCATCTGGTGCAGGACACGGTGCATCTCATCGCGCAATTCAGCGAGATAAGCACGCGCCTCGGCAAACGGTGCAGAGTCAGGCCCGATGTATCGAATCTGGTCGCGTTCGGCGCCCACCCACACACGCCCAGGGCCAAGCGTCTGGTTGATCGCGCGGTTCTGGTCTTCCGCGATCGGGCTAAACCCGTTCTTGGGGTCAGCGTCTTGCAGTGTGACGGCGATAACCTGAAACAGCGACCGATATTGTCCCCACGACAGCGCCGACAGCTTATTGAACAGTTCGACGGCGATGTTTTCCATCTTGCCGCCAGCCCAGAGGCCATCGGGGATCGTGAAATCAAGCAACGGCACCCGGCCAAAGTTGTGCGGGCCCGACTCCACTCGCGTCGGCTTGTCAGTGTCCTTGGGGACGCTCTTTTCCTCGTCGTACTCCCAGACGTAGCGCGTCCAAGTGCTACGGTCGTACACTGTGAATGTTTCAACGCACGTGGTGCGTTTGGCGTCAACAGTCGGCCGCGGGTAGTCCTTGTCGTGAATCAGCGCCCACGCCAACTCGCCGTCTTCGGCGCGTTCCCAGTCATAGACGCACTCAGGATCGACCGAGCAGCAATAGGCGCGTTTGTATTGCCCGCCAGCCTCTAGTTGCTCCTCGTCATAACGGCTGGCAGGTGCAATCGGATTGCCGTCGGCGTCGGTCGGCTTCTTCGGAAACTCGACCAGGAGCCATGCACGCTTAAACAACAGCGCGTCGAGCGCCACTCGGCGCAACGCCTCGTTAAACGTAACCGGGCGCGACCCAGGCTGCGCTGTGTTGCGATAAAAGTCCTCGTAGAACGGCGCAACCGAGCCCGGTTTTAGATCTTCACCGTCGCCACCGGCCGTAACCTTGACCGGGTCCGAGAAAAGCACGCTAATGATGTAGTCAACCAACTGCGACAGGTAGTTGACATAGCAGGAGCGCTTGATCCGCTCCGCGTAGACGTCAGGCTCCTCGCCGAGATGCTGCGGGAAGATCTCGGTACGCACCTTCGACGACGTGGCCAACGCATCTTTCAGCGTCTTGGCGCCCTCGTAAAGAATGCGAATCTTGCACCAGTAGTCGCCGTCGTACGCGCGGTGGCGAGTAGTCGAGAGCGTCTTGTAATCGATCAATGCGCGCTCCCTGGTGCTACTTGCTTTTCTTCGAACGCCCGGCCTTTTTGAGCGAAATCGCGACTGCTTGAGCCTGCGAATAGCCGTCTTTAATCAGCTGCTTCACATTATGAGAAACGGCCGATTTGCTCTTGCCGTTTTTGAGTGGCATCGCCTAACCCCTAGAACGAACCCGGCACACGTCTGACGCCGCGTTCAATCGCGTTCACCCGACGATCAACGGCGTCAAAGGCATGTGCTAGTGCGTCAACCTGGTCGTCTTGAGCGTCGCCTTTGCCGGTAAACCGCTTGACCTCGGTTAGGAAGTCGCGAACCCACGGGTGCTCATCTTCGTTGCGGGGAACCAGCACGCGACCGTCGCCCCAAGCAGCCGAAACCGGGAGCGCTCGGGTGAACTTGTCACCGCGCCCGTTCACCTCGCACACGCGCAGTTGCTCGGTTCCTTTGTCTCGAGATGCCGCGCCGACTTCGCGTAGCATTTGCGGGACAGCCTTGAACCCGCCAACTGCCTCAATCCACACCGGACAACGCCAACGTGCCTGTGCTTGCCTCAGCTTCTCGACGAGGGCCGGAATCTCGACCTGGCCGCGCCAAACGTCTAACACGTAGACCTTTTGATCGGCGCCGTCTCCCGTCGCGCCCACGACCACAATCGCGCTATGGTCCGCGCTGTCCTTTGCCGTTGCTGCCGGGTCACACGCAATCGCGAACCGCCATCCTTTGACGTTGTTCGCGTCCATCGGGATAACGTCGTAACGCGCCGGCTCGCCAAATAGCGCGCCACCGCGGGGCTGAGGATTACCCTCGTATAGCGCCGCCCAGTCATACGGGTGGATTAGACCCGAGTCGCGTTGCTCGCGAAGGAACTTGAGCGGCTTTTGCGCTTCCCATAGCGCTCGCTCTTGGCCGTCGACGACTTCGATCGCCTTGAGGTTGACCACCTTCCAGTCAACTTTGCGATTATCGAGTAGGCGTCCAATTAGATCGCCCTGCGCCCAGCGGGCCATATTAACGATGGCCGACGCATCCTTCGTAAGACGCGCCATGGCGACGCCGGAAAACCATTCGTATGCGCGCTGCTGATAGGTGGAACTTTCCGCGCTCACGCGGTCCTTATGCGGATCGTCGACAACCAAGAAATCAACGCGCTTGCTCGTCAGCGGGCCGCCGATTGACGTCGCGATGAACCCGCCGCCGTCGGATGTCTTCCACTCGCCTACCGAGTTGGAGCCGCGCTTGATGTCCAACCCTGCACGGGCGGCAATCTCCCTGGCCTCGCGCGACTTCGACCAAGCGATGCCGGCTTCATACGAAACATAGGCGACGTTGTGCCACGGGAACGCCCTAAGATAGGCGACGATCCAGTGCAGCATGCTCGTCGTCTTGCCATGCTGTGGAGGCGTTGACGACAGAGCGCGAATTCGTTGGCCACATCCCGCCCGCCAAAAGAGTTCGGCAAGCGGGACTAAATGAAGCATTGGCGCCCCATACCAGGGCGTTACGATCGGGATAAACTCAATCAGCGAACGAACACCACGAACCTTCCACAACGACTGGGCAAGCTCGCGGCGCACTTCCTGATCGTCCAAGTCATCACCGGATTAGTCCCAACCGGGGTGTTCGATCAGTGTGCGCAACTGCGCGGCTTGCGACTGCGACACATAATGTAGTCTGCCCTCGCCGCACCCATACTCGAACCCGGGTCGCTTGCTACGCGCCGTCCATGCGTCAGTCGGCTCTTTGGACCAAAGTCCACACGGGCAACGCACCTGCAACCAGTCACGCGACGGGCGATAGAATTCAAGCGCTTTCGTTTTCATCGCTCCCCGGCAAGCTCAGGAGTTCAGGGTAACGCGCGCGAAGCTCTTCGAGTCGGCGACGGTCATCAACGGCATCAACTTGGATAGCGCCGCCGTCGGGGCCAGTGATAGCCTGCGCCGGCTTTCCATATCCACGATCCATTAGATGCGCTGCGGCCTTTATCCTAATATCGTGGTCGGGAGCGCCTTTATCATCAGTGGCCTCTAGTGCCTCAACCCATGCCCTGACAGCCTGCTCAGTGACCTTGCGGCATGCCTTGCGAAGCCGCTCACCCTCTTCGGTGCGCCCGCCTAGTTTATTGCCCTTTTCGAACGGCATGTATGCATACCCTTGAAACCTAACTACCTAGTAGACGCGCGCGTGAACAACGAAAGCACCACAACCACCGGCCACTCCCACCACGCGAAGTGCCACCGCATCAAGCGATACAGCGTCACAGCAATCTAGCCGCACACGCCCCGCACATCGTCGAGCCCATTACGGCGAG